AAACCTCGAGAGGGCGTGCGACAGCCTCCGCAACGGGCTTTATAATGCCATTATAGCCGCGCCTGGCTTGTACGGGCATATCGGCTTTGACAACCAAAACACCGTAGCCGACAGCGAGTTTGACATAGCGCACCGTCGCTTGTCTATGTCGGCAAGACTATTCTACTATTAGGAGGTAACGCAATGGTTACTAATCTTACCAAAAAGCAAATTGAGAGTATCCAGATTGACGAGTCAGTTATTTTCCTTAACTACGGAGAGGCTGACGAGCGCGTCTTGGCTCCGACTCGTGGCGGCGGTGAGTTTGCCGCTACTGTTACCGTCCGCGACATTGACTTTGACGGCAAACACGGCAAGACAGCGGGTACCCAGGTTATCGAGGAGCAGGGAGCATCTATTAAGGTTACTACTCTTTGTATGAGCCAGGAAAACCTCGCGCTTGCAATTCCGAACTGTACTATTGTAAGCGACGACGGTAAAACCATTAAAAACCCGAAAACGGGCATTATCCCGCTTGAGTCCTACCTCAAGAATGTTACTATGTTCGCAAAACTTGTCGGCGGCAAGTTTAAGAAAATTGTAATTTATAACCCTATGCACGAAACGGGCTTTACTGCTAAAGCGGTACAGAAAGCCGAGGGCGAGCTCGCCTTTGAATTTTTAGCCCATTATCCGCATAGCGACCTCGACGGCGACTTGTGGGAGGTTACGGAAATCGACACCGCGCCCGTTATGCCTACGGACGACGCGGCAGCAGCCGCAGCCGCAAGCAATGAGGGCGGACAGCCCGCAGCAAGCGGCGACAGCACCGAGGAATAATACCAGGATTTAAGGAGGAGCCAAATTATGCTTACTATTAAGACTATGCCTATGTTGCTTAAAATCGTAGGCAAGCTCGATATTAAGCCCGCTGTAGAAATGCTCAAAGGGCTTGACATTTTCGAGGACGCAAAAGACGCAAAGGACGCTATGAAACAGCTTTCCCGCGAAAAGGTAGGTATTTTAGCCTGCGAAATCTTATGCGAACTCACCCCGCAGCTCGGCAAGATTGCCGACGACCTCCCGCCCCTCGTGGCGGCTTACTACGATATTTCCCTCGAGGAGGCGTACAAGAAAGACGCAGCCGAGGTAATTAACGACCTTATCAACGACGAGGGTATCGTAAGTTTTTTCAAGCGTGCTCTACGAAAGAAAGTAGAGCAAGGAGCTTAACGCTACTGCATAAATACTACGATTGGCAGCTTATCGAGAGTCTACCTTTAACGGCTCTCGGTGAGCTGCTTTCTTTCGCCCGCAAAGAGGAGGAACGCTTGCAAAAAGCAGAACTCGAAAAGCGGCTTTTCCCTTTGTGGCTCGTAAACTATGCAGCAGCAAAAATAAAACCAGGGCTCGAGGTTATGGACTATCCCGAATTTTTAGCGAGTGTGCTATCGGACGAGCCCGCCCCGCAGCCTAAAGCAAAACAGAAAAGAACAGCCGAGGACATTATGGCGGACTTTGCGCCGATTGTTGCGGCTGATAAACAGAAAGGAGGCTAACCTATGGCAAGTATTTTTTCGCTTTTCGGTACTATCTTTATTGACAACGCCGAGGCTGATAAAAGTATCGACACGACAACCGAAAAGGCGGAAAAGAGCGGCTCAAAGGTAGGCTCCGCTTTCTCCTCTATCGCAAAAGGTGCCGCCGCAATGGGTACCGCTGTTGTGGCGGGTGCCTCCGCTATCGGTGCCGCCGCCTATAAAATGGCAAGCGACACCGCAGCAGCAGCCGACGAGGTAGACAAAACAAGTCAAAAACTCGGTATGTCAAAAACTGCATATCAAGAGTGGGACTATGTATTGTCGCAATCGGGCGTCGAAATAACAAGTATGACAACGGGCTTAAAAACCCTAACAAATAAAATCGACGACGCAAAGAACGGCTCCGAGTCTGCTACGGCAATGTTTGAAAAGCTCGGTATTTCTATGGAGGACTTAAACAATATGTCCCGCGAGCAGGCTTTCGACGCTGTTATAGCGGGTATGCAAGGTATGGAGGACTCCACGGAGCGAGCGGCTCTTGCTAACGACCTTTTCGGGCGTAGCGGTCAAGAGCTTACCGCGCTATTTAACCAAACAGCCGAGAGTACAAAAAACCTAAAAGACCAGGCACACGAGCTCGGTATGGTTATGTCGGACGAAACAATTAACGCAGGCGTAGTGTTTACGGACTCTATAGACACCATTAAACGCTCACTCGGCGGGCTTATGAATAATTTAGGCGGAGCGGTTATGCCTATTGTGCAAAGTGTGCTCGACCTGGTTATAAAAAACCTCCCGTTAATTCAAGGCTTATTCTCGAGGCTCTCTCCTATTTTGCAGGGCGTTTTCGAGAACATCTTACCTCCGCTTTTCGACCTGGTAGAAACGCTACTGCCTATATTGCTAAACCTCATAGAAACGCTATTGCCGCCTATTGAGTCGATTATAACGGCAATTTTACCCGTTATTGTTAGCCTAATTCAGCAGTTACTACCGTTTGTTATTCAAATCGTGGAGCAAGTGCTGCCTATCCTGGTTGACCTTATAAACGGCATTATGCCGCTTGTATTGCAGATTATAAACACAGTACTACCTATCCTTATTCAGCTTATACAAGCCATTTTGCCGCCGATAATTCAAATTATCCAGGCTATACTCCCCGTGGTAATTCAGCTTTTGCAGATGTTGCTACCGCCTATCTTGCAAATAGTAAATACCATTTTGCCCGTGATTATAAACCTCATAAACTTAATAATGCCTCTCGTGGTACGCATTATCGAGGCTATTTTGCCTATCATTATTCAGTTAATCGAAATGCTCTTGCCTCCGATTTTGCAAATCATAGACCAGGTATTGCCTATCCTCTTAAAGTTAATCGAAACTATCGTACCTATCGCTATACAGATAATCGAGGCTATTTTGCCCGTGGTTATCTCGCTGCTTAACGCGCTCTTGCCCGTTATTCAGCCGATACTCGATATTTTAATGATACTGTTAGAGCCTCTCCTGGACTTACTCAACCTCATTTTACCGCCGTTGTGCGATTTTATTAAAATGCTGTTTGACAAGCTCTTACCGCCTCTCTCAAAGGCTTTCTCGGGCGTGGCGGATATTGTCGGCGGCGTATTCAAAAACGCCTTTGACGGTATTAAAAAGGTTTTCGAGAATGTCAAGGGAATTTTTAACGGTATTATCGACTTTGTTAAAAATGTCTTTACGGGTAATTGGCGCGGAGCCTGGGACTCGGTTGTAAGCATTTTTAAGAATATTTTTGAGGGTATCAAAAACGCCTTTAAGGTGCCTATAAATTGGATAATTGACGGTATAAATGTTTTTATCCGAGGGCTTAACAAGCTAAAAATACCCGATTGGGTACCAGGCGTAGGCGGTTTAGGGCTCAACATTAAGGAACTCTCCCGCCTCCGTATCGGTATGGAGTATGTACCTTACGACGAGTACCCCGCGTTACTCCACAAGGGCGAGCGCGTATTGACCGCAGGCGAAAACAAGGAATACTCCGCCGCTATGTCTGCGGCGGCAGCAGGCGACGACAAAGAGGGACGGCTCGTTATCAAAATCGAGCTCGGCGAAAAGGCTATTTACATTGAAAACCTCAAAGGCGACAGCGAGCAAGATGTAGAGAGCTTTGTTGACCTCTTGTTAGAGCTTATAGCCGAGAAAATCCAAAGAAAGGGAGTTGTATTTGCATAATGGAAAAATTACCGTTTTTTATGTTCAAAGACCATAGCTCCCTCGAGTTTGGGCTGCTTATTTCCGAGAAAGGCTCCTACAAGGGAGCCTCTCGGGATATTAGCTATACAAGCGTCCCAGGGCGCAGCGGCGACCTTATCACAGACAACGGACGCTATAAAAATATCAAAATCCCGTATAACTGCGTATTGCTCAACAATACCGAGTGGGAATTTGTCGAGCTTACACACCAAATTAAAGGTTGGCTCCTGGCGGAGCAGGGCTATTTCCGTTTGTGGGATAGCTACGATAAAAAGTATTTTCGCCTGGGCTCCTACTCCGACGAGGTAGACATAGAGCAAGAGCTCCGCGACCTCGGCGGCGTAAAGCTCTCTTTTAACTGTAAGCCGTTTAAGTATTCTTTCGAGGGACAGCAGCCCGTCGTATTCACGGCAGCAGGCACCCTCTACAATGCAGAGTTTTACCCGTCCGCGCCGTATATCAAAATCACGGGCAGCGGGACGGTTACTTTAACCGTAAACAATGACTCGTTTACCTTTACGGATATTGACGAGTATATCGAGGTAGACTCCGACATTATGAACGCTTATAAGGGCATACAGCCCCAAAATAACAAAATGTCGGGAGCGGCTTTCCCTACGCTGCTACCTGGCAGCAATGCTATTTCCTGGGTTGGTGATGTTACGCAGCTCGAAATCGTCCCGAGGTGGTGCTGCTTATGATACCAATTTTATACGCAAAAAACGAGAGCACCTTTACGCATAACGGTATCGGCTTTCTAAAAGACGCTACAAAGTGTACAGTAACCGAGGAGCGTAACGGCTCCTATGAGTGCTCTTTACAGTACCCTATTACGGGACAATGGTACGACCAAATTACGGAGGGCTGCATTATCAAGGCGAAAGCCAACGACACGAGCGAGCCGCAGCTATTCCGTATTTACAAATCGAGCAAGCCTCTTAAAGGTATTGTTACATATTCAGCGGAGCATATCAGCTACGACCTTAACGGCATACCGACTCTCGGTTTTTCTGTTAAAAATGTAACGCCGCAAGTGGCTATTACTCGAGCCATCCAGGACGCGGGCTTGCCGTCCGCGTTTACTGCTATAAGCGATATTTCTACCCTCAACAGCTCGACCATTTTAACGCCTTGCTCCGTCCGCGCTATCCTGGGCGGGCAGGCGGGCTCGGTGCTTGATGTGTGGGGCGGCGAGTTTGAGTTTGATAATTTCGTAGTCAAGCTCCATAAGCACCGCGGCTCCGATAGAGGCGTAAGTATCGAGTACGGTAAAAACCTAAAAGACCTCAAGCAAGAGGCAAATATAGCCGATTGCTATACGCACCTTATGCCGTATGCTCGCTACTCCCAGGACGGAGAGGGCGACGAGAAAATAGAGGTATATGTTTACCTCTCGGAAAAGGTGCTGCCTCTTAACAACGCCGAAAATATCGGACACAGTAAAGCCTATATTATGGATTTTACAGACCGTTTCGGAGAGGGAGAGGCAGTTACCGAGGAGGCTTTGCGAGCCAAAGCTACCGCATACGCTGCGGCAGCGGAGCTCGGCGTGCCAAAGGTTAATATTACCGTTTCTTTTATTCAGCTATGGCAGACCGAGGAATATAAAAACATAGCACCTCTTGAGCGGGTTATGATGTGCGATACCGTCGCCGTCCGATTTTCAAAGCTCGGCGTAACGGCTCGCGCAAAGGTTATAAAGACAACCTATAACACCCTCGAGGAGAAATACGATAGCGTCGAACTCGGCGACGCTAAAAGCTCGTTTGCGGACACCGTAAACAAGCAGCAGGCAGCTATAGAGGAAATTAAGACCTCTGTACAAAAAGGGCAGGCAGCAGCTACAGAGCAGCTCAAAAAGGCTATAGCAAACGCTACGAGCCTTATTACGGGACACTCGGGCGGCTATGTTGTCCTCAACCCTGCGGAAAAGCCGCAAGAAATCCTCATACTTGACGCGCCTACCCTCGAGGAGGCAGTTAATGTGTGGCGGTGGAATAGCGGCGGCTTGGGCTATTCAAAAACGGGCTACAACGGAGAATTTGCACTCGCTATGACAATGGACGGCGCAATCGTGGCGGACTTTATCAGCGCGGGTATTCTTAACGGTGCCCTCTTACAAGCTGACTCGGTGCAAGCCTCCTCTATCTCGCAGCACTACAAGGCAGAAATAACAAACGAAATCGGAGAGGCTACCTCCTCCGTTGAGCAATCTTTTATCGCTGCCGACGAGCACCTATTAAGCGTTATTAAAGGCGTTGAGGAGGTGCTCTACGGTGATGTGGAAACAATCGAAACGACCATAGCAACCCTCGAGCAGAAAATAGACCGCTTAACGCTTTCGTTTACTACGCAATCGACGGGCGGTATTAACAATATTTACAACTCGAGCGGGCTTAACGGCGTTTCGGACGATTGGAGCTATACGGGCTCCGTTATAGCGCAGCAAACAGCGGACGCGGTGAACAACACCGCCGCGAGCTCTATGTTTCGTTTGCGCGTAGGTACCCTATCTCAAGAAATAACCGTTTTGCAGGGAAAAGAATATACTTTGACTTTCCGCGCGAAAATCGGTACCGCTAACCGCTGCTATGTGTTTATCAATAACGGCGGTAACGACACCTATATTTTCGACACCCAGGCAATAAATAACACCTGGGCGGAGTATTCCTTGACCTTTACCGCAGCGGGTAACACCGTAACGCTAACGGCGGGCACTACGGGCTATTACTTATATGTGGCGGACTTTATGTTAGCAGAGGGCGGACAAAAGCAAAATTGGACTCCCGCGCCTAACGAAATCTATACAGAAAATGTAAAGATAGACCGCCGAGGCATTAACATTACGAACTCGGAAAGCTCGACGGAAACTATTATAGACCATACACAATTTGCCGTTAAGCACGCGGGAGCGGTTGTATTGACCGTTAATAAGGACTTAACCACCCTCCGCAAAACCGAAATAACAGACGAGCTAACAGTAGGCAAAGGCAAGTTTGTACCGCATAGCGCGGGGCTTGACTTTGTATTGCTCGATTAAGGAGGCGTTTTATGGCATTAAGTGGCAGCTATAGTAATTATCCCGTAAATAATTTCGGCTTATATGTGGAGTGGAGCGCAACACAGAGCAAAACGGGTAACTATTCCGATGTAACGCAAAAAATCTATTTAGCGTATTACACAATCGAGGTAGGACAGCGCACAGACTCGACCTCCTCTATTAACGGTACCTCTGTTACATTTACCGCCCCTGCGATAAATGACTACTCGAGCGGGCACAAAAAGAAACTTTTGTACACGCACACGGTAAGAGTTAATCATAACTCCTCGGGCAACGCTACAAATATATCGCTCTCCGCCTCTTGGCGATTTAGCGGTACATACTCGGGCGTTAGCGTTGGCAGAATTACAGCGAGTACCACAATAAACCTTGACAGTATAGACCGCACCGCACCAACCGTAACGCTTACGACCTCGAGCATAACAGCCTCGGGCGTAACGGTTAAAGCGACAGCCTCTACTACTTGTGATAGGTTTGATTACTCAATAGACGGCGGCTCCACCTGGACGAACTACAGCACAACGAGCGGCACAACCGCCTCGAAAGCTATTACGGGACTTACCCCGAATACTACTTACAGTATCAAGGTGAGAGCCCGCAAAAGCTCTAACCAGGTATACGGCTCCTCCTCTGCCTCCTCGGTAAAGACGCTCGGCGGCTCGGTTATATCCTCCGTGAGTACCTTTACCGCAGACGCGGCAACGGCAAAGCTCACGCTTTCCGTAACGGTTTACAATACGAGCTATACGCATACGCTCGTTATCAAAAACGGTAACAC